AATATTTTCATATCTATTCTCCTTTACACCACATAGCAGGGGCGAAACCCGAAGCTCGAGCCCGCGATCGAACGGGCGTAGCTGAGGCTCAACGCGGCGAGGCCGGCATTCGAGCCATCGTTGCGGGCGCCGCCACGGAGCGGGAGACGTTCGCCGGCGGCGTTGACGTACAGATAGCCCTGCGCATTGATGCCCTTGTAGGTGTACATCAGTCGGTCCGTCAGCTGTGTGCCCGTGTCTGTTGCGCCACTTGCCCAGGTGCGGCTAGCGGTGATGTTCACGGTGGTGTCAGGCCATGACGCCTCAGCGAGACTGTAATTGTTGTCAGGTGCCGCAAACAAATTGCCGTCGACCAACTTCGCGCCCCAGTTCCACTCCCAGACGTTGCCGACCAGGTCGGCGATACCCGCATAAGTGCCGTCGTGATACCAGCCCGCCGGGCCGGAGCCTGTCAGCGTGTTTCCAACGCCCACGGCCTCTCCCGGAGCGTAAGTATTGCCATCCTGCCTGGTGCCCACTTCATGCGGCGCATCGTGGGCGCGTCCGTGGTTGGTATTGCCGCGAGGCTGGAAACCTTTTGCGAGACACCACAGGGCAACTGCGGCCCATTCGTGGACGGTCATTAAATGCCAACCCGCGCCTTTGTTGTCGCAAGCTGCTTTGGCGTTGTCGTAGTTGATGCTCGCCCATGGATTTTGGTGAGGCAGTGAACATGCAAGCCCGCCCACGCTTCTGGCTTGGTACGCGCCAATGAAGATTTCGCTTCGCATCGAGCCGGAGCCGACATCAAACGCCGTGCACGTGCCGGTGCCGAGTTCAGTCGAATACCCCAGGTCTTCGTAGCGGAATCGGGGCAAAACGTGCATCACGTTGGGGTTGCCGGCCGAGTCGTACAGCACGGTCAAGCGCCCGCCGGTCTTGCCTTCGATCGCTGCGCGCAGGGTGTCGCGCATGATGATCAGCGGGCCGTGGCGCGGGTCGGTGTAGGCCTGGTGTTGGCCCATGACATCATCATGGACCTGTTCTGAGAAAGGCGAGTTGACGGGCATTGGCTTCGGCGGCGCCTATGGGTGTTTGGCCAGATTACGGGCCCAAGCGCTGCACAAACTATGGAAAACCAGTCGCAGGGCCTTAGGCAAAGGCCAAAAACCTAGACTGATGGGCTTGCTGTGTACTTCACTGGCAGCTTCACCCAGCGCTTGCACTTGCATTTCGCTTCGAAGTGACGGTCCGGCAGGATCCGGAGCACGCGAGAGCGCACTACCTCTCCATCCCAGATTTTGAAGCCACAAGCGCAGACCACGGGCTCGGTTTTCTTCATCGCGCGAAGCGCTCCGGAATATCAATCCCGCGACGCTGCAGCTGCGCGCGGATTTGGTGCCACGGCGTTTTGATCTGGCGGGCGCTCAGATGCCCTTCCCGCCACGCCCAGCCTTTGGCCTTGCCGCCCAGAATAGCGTCCTGTCGTTGCGCGGGCTGGCTGTTCAGGTAGTCCTTGATGGTTTGCTGCCCATCGCGATCTTCGGCCGTAATTTCATCGCGGAAGATCGGCTCGAGGTAACTCAGCGTATTCGGGTGGGCCGGCCAGGGGTGATCGTCTATCGGATACACGCCGGGGCCAAGGCCGTGCAGATTCGCTTCGGCGTGGAAGTCGCAGATGTCCGGCTCCTGGTGCAGCGGAGACAGGCGAAACCGGACCGCGATGACGTCGGGGTGCTGGGCGGCGGCCTGTAGCGCCGTTTCGCCATAGGCCCGGTTGATTTCTGTGCGCATGACTCGTTCGGCCTGATAGTAGGGATTGCCCTGATTGGTGAGCATCGCGTCGCCCATCTCGCGCTGTACGCGGTCAATCGCGGCCATGCCCTGCTTGCTGAGCAGGTCTTGCGGCACCGGTTCGCCGCGCAGCAGCAGATCGCGCGCGGCCTGCGTGGCGCTGTGCCCCTGAATAACTGCGCGCTCCAGCGCCTCAGTCACTTGTTGCCTAGCCTGACGGTTGACCCGCCACAGCCGGTCCGACAACTGCAGGCCGTTGTTGTCGACAAAGCTGGTGACGAACTGCAGCACATCTTCAGCCACTTGGGCAGGGTTCACGCCCTGCCCTGCCGCCGGGCTCCACGCGTCAGATCCCGAGGTGATGGCTGTGCGCAACCGATTGCCGACTAGCGCGCTGACCGTGGCGGCCAGTGCGTTGATCCGGTCGGTCACGATGGCCTCGGCCCGACGCAGCGAGTGCAACGGCAGCGTGCCGTCTGCATCGGCCAGGGCCCGCAGCTCGCGCTGAATGTCCTCCAGCGCCTTCAAGTATTCCTCGCGCAGCTCCCGGGCCGAGCTGTTCAGCAGCTGAAACAGCCGCCGCGCGGCCCGGCGCTGGGCCAGCCGGATCTTGCGCGCGACGGGATTGGCGTCGGTGGTCATGCGTTGCTGATGGCCGTGCCCGAATCACCCTTGCGGTCATTGCCCGGCGTGATGCTGACGCGGGCCCCGGCAGCGGGCCGCCCGGGATCGTTGCCTGGGTACGGGTCGTCAGTGGCGCCTTCGGCTTCGCGCTGCTTGCGCACCGCGGCGGGGTCCAGGCCGGCCGCTTCCCAGACCATTTCATCCGGCACGCCGATGGCGCGGTATTTCAGGGCGCGATCGGCACGCTGGTTCAGGCTTTCGACGTTGCGCTCGGCAAAGCCGACGCTGAATTCATAGCTGTCGGGATTGATGCCGGCCAGCAGCAGATCCAGCCTGAACCCGAACTCGTACAGCTGCGCGGACAGATCCTGAAGGCTGTCGAGTTCATCGAAGAAGTCTCGCTTGATGTCTTCGAGGATGTCGCGGCTCAGCCCTTCGGTGTAGCCCAGCAGGCCCTTGGGCATGGGGCTGCCAGAGAGGAAGGTATCCATCAGGTAGGCCACATCGGCGATCTGGTCGAGGTTGGTGTCCCCGCTGATCGGCTGGATGGATGCCTCCTTGGAGTTGGTGTAGTAATCGCTGTAATTACCATCGAGCTGGTCTTTTTCGACCTGGGCGCGGTAGTCCTCAAGGTCGGTCTTCGAGACACCTCCCAGATGATGGTGCATGCGCAGCGGGGCACGGCTGCGGCGGCGCAGCACCTGGTCGTCTTCGGTCATGCGCAGCTTGTTCCAGATGACTCGCGTGCTGTCCAGGTACGGGCGACCGAGACAGCCCCAATCGTCGAAGTTGTCGGGCGTCAGACGGCCGACGGTGAGCTGGTAAAGGGCGAAGTGGGCAATCTCTTCGCCGGTGACGGGGTTGATCTGGCGCCAGGCTTTGGCCGGATCTTCGAAGCGGCCGGTCTTGTCGACCAGCGGGACCAGCGTCTCGGTGGGCAGGCGAACGCAGCCGACTACTTCGGGGTGATCGGTGGACAGCACCCATTGCAGCGGCAGGCTGCCCTCGATCATGAAGCCGCGGAGATCGGACTCCAGCTTTTCGCGGCTGTTCAGGTGCAGCTTTCGCTCGAACTTCTTCCAGGCCCGAATCAGGCGGGTGTTGCCGCTGCTGGTGTGCAGTCGAAGCCCGCCCTTGGCGGCTGCTCGGGCGGTTCGCGCGTGGATCTTCTTGACTCTGGGATCAACGCGGTCCATGTAGCGGATCCGCATGATGGTGCCGCGCAGCTCGAAGTCCACATAGTTGGCCAGGGCCAGCTCCCGGCGCATCCAGTTTTCAATGCTGGGCCGGCGACCTTGCTCTGTCGTGGGCCCGGCATCGGCCCCGTTGCCGGCGCTGCTGGTGCGGCCGTACAGGCCAAAGGTGAGTTTGCTGATCAGGCTCATACGGAGGCTCCAAGTAATTGTTGGCGGCTGTGGGGGCTGGTGAGGATGACTGGCGTGATCTCCTCGGTCATGCCGCGCGTGGCCAGGGACCAGACCGACGCCATGGCCGCATCGAAAGCGTCGTCGCCAATGGTTGGCCGCACCATCTTGTAGCTGGAATAAGGCTTGGTGGTTGGCACCGCATTGACGTTCGGAAGTTGCCGGACCAGCGTTCTGTGGCCCAGCGTGGACAGGTCAATCAGGGTGTCGTCCTGATCGTCGAAGAACGGAATCACGGCGCGGCCTTCGTGGAACACGCGGCGCAGCGCCTGAGCCATCTGATGCTTGGCCATGCCGTCGAAGCGGATGGGGCTGAAGGCCCACTCTGGCCATGTCGAATCGCTGCTCTGGCCGTCTTCGATCAGGCGACGGTCGGTGTCGATGAGGTTCTGCTGGTAAAGGATGTCGTTGACCAGAGTGATCAGCCCAACGCCGTAGGCATCGCCCAGGGCGTAGTCGGGCCGGAAATAGCGCCAGATGCTCACGATGTCTCGCGCCACGGCCATGTCATCGGCGCCCGCCGGCCAGGTCTTCACGAACGGAAAGAAAACCCATTCCCCAATCTGCTCGGTAATCACCAGGCAATGCTTGGAGCTTTCGGGCTTTTCCCCGTGGCCGCCGGCGTCGTAGCCCAGGCCAATCAGGCCGCGCTTGCGGTAGGTCTGGTCCGGGATGGGCTCGACGATCTCAAGCCCCGCCTGCAAGCCAACCTGCATCGCGCGGCGCACGTACGACTCCCAAATCAGGTTCTTGGCGCTGACGTTCTTGCACAGCAGCTGGCGCAGGTACTCATCCGGGCTCAGCTCACGACGCATCTTCTCGATGAATTCGGCGTTCAGAATGCCCAGCTCGACGCCCAGGTGGCAGTCCACGGGCGGCAGCGTCTTGTAGTTGCCACTGGCGAC